TTTTTATCCGATCCATCGCAGCGAAGCCACTTGGCATCACTGATGGAATTAACGGCATTGATGATGGTGCCGACTGGAAAAGAGTCGGATGTATTGATATGCCGCCCCATTACGCATTCCCCTCGAATCCATAAGCGACAACAGAAACGCCTGTGCCACTGGCGTACGCAACAAGAACCTTGGTCTCGTCCATCACAATGCCGGTCCGCTCAAGGACACTGTTTGCATCGATCGTCGTGTCGTACTCAAGATAATCCGCATCGTTCGGCGTGCCGCTTGTGGATACGGCAAGACGAACCGTTACGGATGTTGCATTGCGGTTGCAAATGGACACGGAAACCGTCGCCACTTTCGACGCAGGTACGGTATATACGGACGTGTTTGTAGTGGCGCTCAGATCAGAAGCGCCAAGGCGGCCAGATGCCATGTCAGAACCCCGCTAGGAAGAATGTTTGTGCGTTGATGATGGAAGACCAACTAGCCGTTGCCCCATCCGTGAAAATTGCCTCGCCCGAATGATTCGTTTGCCCGGGAAGCGTGGCGTTTAGCGATGTGGCGACGACAAATGCGCAGGACGCAGCGTCGGTCGTGTTTGTGCCTACGGCTTTTGTCGGAACCTTTGCCGCTCCCGCCGTGAAATCGTGCGTCCCGCTGTACGTTTCTCCGGCAATGTCGGCCTTGTCAGCGGTAAGCGTGTCAATCTGATCTTGAATCGAGGACGTGACCCCATCAACATAGTTCAGTTCGGTATGCGTCGACGTGACCGCGCCTGTCACGTTCGGGAAGGTCGTCTTGATCGTGGATTTGAGCAGCCGGATATGATCATCCAGTGTTCTGCGCTGATCCGTCGAGCCGACAGGATTAGTAACAACCAGGTCACTGATGTAGGTTCCGGTTTCGAGTGCCATGATCAGTCCGTATAAATGTTGTAGCCGCTGCGGGCGGCAATTTCAGTCCTCAGAGGCGCAAGTGACTTGGCGCGCCCTGCTACCTTTTTGGCGGCAGAAATGGCGCGGTCGTACATGCGTTGCCATACCTGCATCGTGGTTGGATTGACGTCGCGCGTGAATGCGATGGATTGCAGTAACGCGCCGTAGAAATATGCGTTCGGGAAGTTCTGCAGCAGCCAGTTTGTTGTGTTTGTGTCGGATAGATAGAAGCGCTTGAGCATCCGCAGCGTCATCGCATACTCCTGATCCGCAGGAATGTCGAATTCGATTTCGGAGCCGTTCACCGCCCAATACCTTGGCCTTCCAGACGATGTTGTATTGACTGGTAGCTGCTGAGGAAGGCAGTATGTCAGCGAAGTGCGCGACTCTCCGCTTATGTTGAAATAGAGCGCGATAGGCTCAATGAAATAATCCGGAAGCGTCGCCGTGCGGGCGCCAGACGCGAGCGTTACCGCCTCGTCAGATTCCATCGTGCGCAGACGTAATTCAGCGTTAAACTCCACTTCAGCCAAAGCGATGAAGTCGGCAGCGCGGCCAGATACAGCAGATCCGCGATGCGTCCATGCGGTCACCGCAGATTGCAATTCTGCGTAGGTGTCAATGCCTGTTGCTACCGATGTTGCTGACTCAGAGACGACGATAGTCACGGATTACTCCCTATTCTTCGGCTTCGGGCCTGGCTTCTTGCGCTCCACAACGGGCGCAGCGACAGGAATATCGGCTTCAGGCATCTTCTTGTCGTCAGCCTTGGCCGCAGGATCAAAGCGGATCCATCCGTTCGCCTCGCACATCGCCGCTTCAGACTCCGAATAGCAGTCCTTCACGCCGTGATCGGGATGTTTCAACCAGATCAGCATGTAAATCTCCAATAAAAAAGGGACTCCGAAGAGTCCCCAAGCCTTAATTACTGCTTTTAGTTGGCCGCAACGACGCCAAGCGCTTCCAGACGCGCCTCAACTTCAGCGAGTCGCGTTTGCAGGTTCTTGATCACGTACAGAACCGTGATGCCTTCCTGCGCGGATGCGAAGCCGTACGGCGTGCTGGATGTCAGTGCCGCAATTGCATAATCCGGCGTGCCTTCTGCGTCAGCCGGGGTGATGGTGGTGAGTTGTGCCGTCAGGGCTGCGCCCTGAACAACCGGCGTCACACCGTAGAGGGAGACTTTTTCGGTGGTGGATGCGCCGACAGTGACGCCATCCGGGCGGCCGTCGCCTACAACATAAGGATCACTCATTTTTTGCTCCTAATTCAGAAAAGAAAAAGCCCTCCGAAGAGGGCTAAGTTGGTTACTTGGTGATGCGGCAGGCCAGTTGCGGACGAATGGCTTTATAGCCAAACAGCACGTCGATACGGCTGATCCAGTCGTCGTTCACTGCATCGTATTGACGGATGAAGCGCATCGACAGACCTTCGAAGCGGTTGATCGCAGCCATATCCACGCCACCAGGGACTTCCAGATCGGCAGACACGAAAGCGAACGCATCTTCGTGATAGGCCAAGCATTGGCCGTACGAGGTCGAAGCAGCGCCAACCCATACCAACGCTGCGCCGTTATCAGGCAATGCGCTGACGTTCTGCTTGCCGCCGGTCGAGATCATGGCCGGCGAGAAGGAGATGTCCGTCGCGGTCGGCGTGCCAGTCACGACGAATTGCTGGAGATGGCCATAGGCGCGCTTTGTTTCCGGATGCACGGCATAGACGCCGGCAACGGTGAACACGCTGCCAACGGTCGGGGCCGAAGAGCAGTTCGCAATGGTCATCGAAGAGTCACCGGAGGCCACCGTGTCATTCACGGTCACACCAGTCACATCCGAGCCATTGGTATGCGAATAGATCGATTCGTTTTCGTACCAATCAAATCCGCCTTGACGATCGATATAGCCTTCGATGTACTGCTTGTCGATCGCTTTGCCGGACTGGAACAAGCCTTTGTAAGCATCGGTCATCGTGGACATCGTTGCCGAGTCAACTTGCACGCGACGGCGATTGTCCTTCGGTGCCAAGTACTCATTCAGCTTTTGGCGAGCTTGGCCGAAGGTCAGCATCGTCGCCGGAGTCGTTCCTGCGGTGCCCACAAGGTTGTAGACTTCCGGAGTTACGCCGCTGATCACGGTCGATTCGATGTCGGCAGCGAGTGCGGACATTGCCGGCTCAAGGTGGCGCTTCTTGATTTCATCGATCGACAAGGTGAGATCAACGGAAGACATACCGAGATCAACGCCTTTTTGCGTTGCCATGGTCATGGTGACGCTGGATTCCGCGCTGTCCTGAACTTGTGCGGTCTTGCCGGTGCGAACCGTGTATTGATTCGGCAGACGGATGCGCAAATCAGAGCCGATCTTGCCACCCTTCTTTGCATACTGATCGTCATACTGACAGTTGATTGTGGAAATGAACGGGATTTTTTCGTGCAGGATCAGAAGACCTTCCTTCGTGATCATATCTGCTACTTGATACGAACTAGCCATGATTTATTCCTTCAATTATTTGCGTTGCGAACGTCGCCATTTGGCGTATTCCTCCATCGTCATTTCGTGCGGCCGTTTGCGCGCAGGGGCGCTATTCGCCGTGACGGTCGGAACCGGCTTGGGCTGTGGCTGCGTGACGGGAGGCGGTGTTTGTTTCTTCAGTAGCTGGCGGCCAAGATGTGCTTCGTGGAGCAACTTGATAAAACGCGGGTCTTTCACTTGACGAAGTTCGTCATTGGTGAACCCCAATTCAGAAGCGGTCTTATCGAGTTGTTGTGCGAGTTCTGGACTCCAGCCTTTAATCTCGCGGGCGACGGTGGCATAGCATTCCTGGATTTGTTTGGCAGTTGACTGCTTCGCCTCCAGTGCCTTTTGCTCTTCCTGCTGCCGGCGTGTCATTTCCTTCTGCTGAATCTGCCCAACGGCGGCGTTGCGCGCCTTTTCGAGCTGCTGGTATTGGAACCAGAGCGCTTGCGCTTGTACCGGGTCTTGGGTATTCAGTTGTTGCCAGTTCACTTGCTCGTACTGCTTGAGCGAGTTTTCCAGCGCGACTACTTGAGCAAGCTCTTGGATGTATTCCTGATGCGCTTTGGCTTGGTTCGCGATCGCTTCCCGCTCCGCTTCAACTGCCTTACGCTGTTCGGCTACTTCCTGCGTCTTACGCGTATAGTCCGAGTGCATCAGGCGCTCGGCCTTCAGCTTTTCGGCTTTGCTCTTCGGCAGGGCGACTTTCAGCCCGTCGATGTCAAGCTCTTCCGATTCCTCTTCCGGCTCTGTTGCCGCTGGCTCGGTGTTTCCACCTTCTGCAGCCGCTTCTTCGCCGGTCGTTTCCTCTGCTGCTTCGACTCCATCATTCGCTGCGCCGTAATCGAACGTGTCTTCAACGGGTGCTGCGGATTCTTGGTTGGTCGTTTCTTCTGCTGCCATGGTTTGTCACTCCTTTTTGGTTGGTGACGGGTGAAATGAAAAAGGCCGCTCGCGGCGGCCTCGGTGGAAATCGCTGGAGTGCTTTACTGGCTTGCTCCGGGCGTAAAAAAACCGCCCTGCGGCGGTTGCGGTTGATTCATCGTTGGATTTGGCGGACCATTCGGCGGCATTGGCGGTGCGCCTTGCGGCATCTGCGGCGGCATCGCTGCATTCGGCATCATTTGGCCGTTCGGCATTTGGTGCATGGCCTGCATCGGTTGCATCGGCAGCACGTCCGGCGATTGCAGCACCTGTTGAATCGTCTGCATCACCATGATCTGCACTTGCTCAGGCGTCATTCCACCGCCCATCACCTTCAAGCGATCGGATTCGGCTTTGTAAGCGTCAATATCCAGCTTGCGAGCCTCCAGCGCCTTATCCGCCTTCTCTTGCTGCAATTGCTGCCCGAGGTTCGCCATGTTTTGCGACATCTGCTGGATCTGCTGCTGCATTTGCTGCACTTGCGGATTCTGCCCTTGTACTTGCGGCGGCAATACTGACTGCAGGCGGCGCGCAATCTCGTCTGCCTCCGGCCAATCCTGATTCTTCGCGAGCAGATCACCAATCAACGGCGCAGCAGCCGGGAATGCACGAATAAACTCAGTCATCTGATAGGCGGCTTCCTCGCGTTGCGAAGCGAAGCTTGGGCCAGTCGAAACGGTCAAGTCGTACTTACCGAGAGCAAGGTTGTACATTTGCTCTGTGCCGGGAATCGGCTGATTAATCGGCACGTTCTGCGGCTTGTTGTCCAAGCCCATCACGCGAATAATGCGCGCTTGGCTGTAGTAATGCGGTATCAGGTCGATCAAGATGCGGCCAGTGTGCGCAATCGCTCGCGCCTGGTTGTCGATAAAGTGAAAGTTCGACATGTCGCCTTGCATCTTGCGCTGGTTAATCGCCACGCCGGATGTTTCATTGCTGCGCGCGCCCATCGAAGCGTCGTACATGCCGAAGATGGCTTTCATGTCATCGGAGGCATTCAACGCTTCTTGGAGCGGGCCAGCAGGAACACCGGAGAACGGCTGGCGCTGCGGCGGCATATTGCCAGCCTCGGGCACAGCGTCATATTCAAGGAAAGCGTGCGACGTGGTGTTTGCTGTGGCCCACTTTTCCGCATCAGTCACGAACGCACCAACGGGGCCGATATACGGCGCTTTCGGAGCCAATGCCACCAGCTCTGTTGTGGTCGTGCGCCAGTAGTTGAAAGAGCGCTGCGCGTCCTTGCCGGAACGATGCAGACTGCGCAAATACCGCTTGCCTTCGACATTCACCTCTTCGCCGTAAATCGGCACAATCGGGATGTATTTGCCAAGCCAGTCATTCTCTTCGAGGATTTCCGCCCCCGACATGATCTGCTGCTTGACCTTCCACCCTTTTGTTTCGCGCTCCCCGGTGACGGTGATGCCCATCGAATCGAGGATGTCCTTGATCGTCAAACCTTCCGCTTCGGGAGCCGCGCCATGATACCAATCAGCCTGAACAATGCGCCCATCAGACAGGCGAACAATCTTCTTCTTGACCTCGTTCCGCTTCCACCGTTCGGCAACAACGATCTTCTTACCTTCGCGCCAGTTCTCGCCCAGCTCGGCATATTCGCCAATGTCCCAATCAACCTTTTCCGCGCCCTTGTACTTGCTTTCGAATAGTTCTTCTGTGAGCAGATCGGTGATGAAAGCCGTGTTCCAGTCGGACGAATCAGCGGCGGTCGAATAGGGATCGCCATAGACCGAGAACGGGTTTGAGATGCGCCCAATGCCAAGATCCATATCGAACGAATCTTCATCGGCGTAATCCGCTGTAACCCGCCAGTAACCGAAGCCACCCGCCACTGCGAATTCAAGTCCGGTGTCATACGCCACATCCGCGTTTGACGTGTATTCGATGTTGCGGATCAAGCCGCTGATAATCTCTGCAGTCTTCGGATCGGCCTTGCTGTCTGCGGGATGCACCTTGATTGCCGGCTTGTTACGACGCCCATTGTTGACGACCTGTTTGATGAATTGGCGCGTCTTATTGATGGTCAGGCACGGACGCCCTTCAAGTTCGCGCTGCTTGACGATCTCAGCCGGCCATTGCTCATCTAATAGCGCAAAGCGGATGTCTTCCAGCGCAGCCGATCGATTGTCCGTCTCGTGCTCCACGCAGAGGTCGAATTCATCCAGCGCTTCCTTGAGAGTGTCTTTGTCGTTTGCCATAAAAGAAAAGCCGCGCTAGGCGGCTCTCGGTATCCTCATCATTCGGTTATCCCATCCATCCGCCAGAAACAACGCGGCGCTCGGTTTTTGGTTTCCTTGGCCGATCCTTCTGCCTTACAGGGAACGCAAAAGACAATATCCATGCATCGCAACGATTCGGAGATGGAATCCCGCGCGCTTTCATTTCTTTCTTGCTCTCGATTTGAATCTTTCCGTCCATTCGCGGGACGGTTTGTGGGGCTTGAATCTCGTCGCGGAGGGTGGGATCTTCCGGCAAGCATCCGCCAGCCTTGAGCCAGTCGCGCCCGTTTTTGTACATCTCAGCCCGCTTGTTTAAACAGCCAGGGTCGCCAGACTCACCGGCGAACCACACAAGCTGCCACTTTCGCCCCCACGTCTTGCCAACGGATGCAACGCCCGTGCCGTATCCAGCGTCAATGAAGACCGCGTCTGCTTCCTGCTCATCCTCATGTTTAGCAAGACGCTGCGCAATATCAACGTCGTTATCGTTCTTGGCGAAGGTTTCCAATATCTGGAAGTGCAATCCCTGCCTAAGCCCTATAACGCCCTCGTCATCACCCTCCCACGCATTGTCAAGCGTGAGAATCTTTGGCGCGAATTCGCACTGCTTTGGCTCGATCTTCTTGCCATACGCGGCGCTGACATCGGACTCTCCGATGAATTGGCGCGACGACATGGACGGGAAAAGACCGCGAACACGAATCTTTACAAAGTCGGACTCTTCGCCGTAGTCGGCAACCCACTTTGCAATTTGCTCCTTGTTTGTCCCCTCTACCGTCCTACTGTCAATCTGCCTAGTCTTCCAACGATGCTTGAATCTGCGGAAGCACTCACGGAACCGCCCCATGTTTCGCGTCGGGTTTCCGAATGCAATCCAAATAATTTCCGTTTCTTCGTCGGTCAGCGCGCCTTCTGCCACTTCCCAAACGCGATCAGCAATTGCGGAAGCCTCATCAAAAATCAGGACAATGCGCTTTCCCTTGTTGTGCAGGCCGGCAAATGCTTCCGTGTTGTGCTCAGACCAAGGCACGAAATCAGCGCGCCATGTTTTTGCGTGTTCCTTGTCCTTCGCTGCTATGCTCGTGGATTGCGGATCAAACCAATGCGACGTTATTGAAAGCCGTTGCCACTTCCCGACCTCGGGGCTGGTCTTTGTTCTAAGCTGCGTATCTGTATTGGCGGTGATAACAACCTTGGTGTCATCACAGGTTGAGAGCGCCCAATTGACGATCATTCCTATTTCAGCGGATTTGCCAATACCATGGCCAGAAGCCACGGCAAGCATAAGCGGCTGAAATCGCGTCTCAGGGTTATCCAAGTGGTCGCGAATGTCCGTCAGAACATCAACCTGCCATTCGCGCGGCCCATCGTATTTTTCCAGCTCACCAACACCCCAATCGTAGGCGTGATTTACCCAAGATACTGGGTCTTTTGCGCAATCCGCTGCGAGCTGGATTAACTCTTCTTCCCTATCCACCGTTGCGCTTTCTAGCTCGGGCCAGACGCTCAGCAAGCGAATCAGTTACAACAACATCCAGCTTGTCAGTGAACAGCTTTAAGTGCCGGCCCAGTAACTCAAGGGATCCGCGTTTATCCCAAAACTTGATCTTCGCCGTATGTTCGATGTCGGCCGGTTCGCCGCCAGGGATTCGGGATGTGACAACTTCGATGCTGGAAACTGACGCCGCGATCTCATCCGGCAGCATGTGAATAGGAAGCAGCTGCCCATTCTCGTTAAACACCTTGCGAATGTCCGCAAAAGCCAACTTTCCAATCTCGGAAAGAACCTGCTCAGAACTGATTTCAACCTTCTCTGAACGCCTATCCATTGCTTCTTGGATATATTTCGCTACCTTTATGTTTCTTAAGAGCTGCGATGCCATCGACTCAGCCGCATTGCCCTTCCCGGTGTACCCAGCGCGCTTATAGGCTGCCGTAGCGTTTAAGTCGATCAGATACTCGTCCGCGAACCTTCGCTGCTTATCGGTCAGTCCTGATGCGTCCTTTGCCATTCATCCCCGGAGTTCTTTCGATTGTTCCGGCCTCGGTTGCGTTTATCGTCCGCCCACGTCCACATGAACAGTAAGCGTCGCCGTCTTAGTGGAGCGGCAGATCGTGGAAATATGTGTGTGCTTTGCTGGGTCGCGGCGCATGATGACCTCTGTCCCCGGAAGGACTGGGGTACATGTGCGAGCGCCTACGCCGGTTGTCGGAAGGGTTGCGGCCACGGTCGAAGCACCAAGCGCGACGAATGCGATGTCGGCGGACTCGTTGACGATGCGAACCGAATTCCCATCGCCAGCAGGCAGCGCGACAGCGGACAGCGCGGAATCAGTCGCGGCAACCGTGATGCCGGGAGCTGTTGCGGAGAAGAGGACGTTCATTTAGCAGCCCTTCTTGCCCTTGCCCGGCATTTTCTTGGGCATGTCTTTCATCGGCTTGGATGGTTTTTTGGTTGCCATGGCAACTCCTGAAATAAAAAAAGCCGCTCGAAAGCGGCGTAAAGTGACCTTTTCAGATCACGGAGGGAGACTAAATTTGTTTCCAGCGCCGGAAGAGCGCGTCCAGCTCTTGCTGCGCCCTTACTGGTTCAATCGCTTTCTCTTCCAGCACGTACCGCGCAAATCCGCGCAGTGTTTCGACGATCGTGTTGCGATCAGGGCGAGAAGCGACCAGGCTATCGGCCAAGGCTTCGATACTTTCTGATACGCGATCCATTCTCGCCCCGTAAATAAGAAACCCGCCGCTACCGTTGCCAGTAGGGCGGGTTGCGCATCGAGTAGATGCGGTGATTGGTGCAGGTTACAGCGTCCTGCTTCGGCTTATAGCTGACTACATGCCGATGATTTATCAGATGCCGGCGCGACGCGGCTTGATTGTTATCGCGCTCCTGTATGTGTAAGGCTACTTATCCGTTAAGAGGTCGCCAGTCTCAACTACCCACTGCCTAATGGCCTCATCCGTGGAAAGTCGGCTTCAGATGCTCAGGTGTTGTTTATGCCGTCGTTATCACGGCGTGGCTGCATCCTGAAAACAGCGCATTTTGTTGATAGCGGCCGGAGCTGATCCCGGCACGGCGGCACCACGATACACTGCCGCTGTCTTTATCGTGTCGCGCATCAGCCTGCGCATTCGCCATCAAGAGAGTTGATTGACCGCGGCAACGCAATGAGGATGTGCGCCTCACTGCCATCGGGTTGCACAACGCCTTTCCGCGTTTTACCAATCAACTCACTTCATGACGCTCACATCACGCCGCCCGTCAGCCGCTCAATCTCTTCCGTGGTAGCGGGACGCCAGCCGTTGCCATCTCTGACCATCACCACGCCCAGCACCATGGAAAACTCAAGCAGTTCCGGCTCTGGCTCGGTCTTCTTTACGCTGAATTCCATATCAGCCATGTTGTAATGGCCAGTCGGCATGTTGCCGGTCAACTCGCGGCGGATTTTATCGTTCCGCTCGCTCATGCTGCCACTCCGCGCCAGAAGCGATGCAGCCACTCAGGGCCGCGATGATCACTCTGCCTCTCGCGCCGCAGCATCAGGTAGCTCATCAGTTCGCGCTCTTGCTCGCGGGTCAGCTTGGAATGGGCTTGCATATGAGCCTCCAGAAACGCAAAAGACCGCACTAAGCGGCCTTAAGTGACAATCATCCAGACTATCAACATAGGGCCAATTTTAAAGGAAAGTGTCGGAGCTTATCTACACCTATTTTGTAGGGATAAACTCCGACACTCTCAGTCAATCAGAACAGCCTCCGCAACGTCCCTAATCGACTCTTCATGCACGCGCTTGATACTGAGCGACATGGAATAAGCCTTGCGTGCAAATCGGCTTTTCCGCTCGTAAAACGTGTCTCGATGAATCTTCATATCTGCCGCTACCTTCTTGATGTTCTTACTCTGATCCCAGTAGTACGCCAAAAAACAATCGGCGTCCGAATCATCCATATCAACCAGCGCATGAATTGCCATGTTCAGAAAGCTCAATTCATCCGACATGATTGCATCAGGCGGCAACCTGACCTTACTCGGCTGCATGCGGGACAGGATGTTCTTAGAGCCGGGTTTAATGAAAAACCGACGCGTAAAGCACCACTCCCGCCACGCTACGCAATACTCGTGAATCTCTTGGCCTGACAGCGCCGCTCCGACAAAATCACCGTTCATGTGCGACCCCTTTCCCTGTAAAATGTGAGTCGCTTTAAATCACCTTTTTGCCTCGGTCTTGCGCCGGGGCTTTTTTATCGCCGCTCTAGAATCAACAGCCAGATTGAATCAAGCGCTTGGAATACCCGAAATGCGGCCAAAGCCACGGCGAGCGGATAAAATCCCACGGCAACAAATGCCCCAATGCCGACAGCGATAAACCCATTCATAAACCCAAGCAACAAACGAGACATCATCACTTCCTCCCTTTCTTAGTCTTCCGCTCCCGCTCGAACTTCACATGATTGAGCGGATCTCCGTTTCTTCCGTAGTACCTTGATTCAACTGCCCTGCTGCGCTCTTTACTGTTGCGGCCTCCTGCCATATACATTGCTGCGAGTTCTTCTAATGTGATTGGCTTGCTCATACTTCAATGTCGCGTAATGGCGAAGAAAATGCCGACAGCGGCACCGCAGAGCGCCATCAGCCCAATCGCACCGGGCCACGTAAGCGCGTTCAACGCATTGATTATTTCGACCATCACTCCCCCTTTCCCAAAACAATCGCCAGCGCCTGCTCAACGGATTCAACGATGTGAACCGGCGCGAATAAACGTGCGCGGTCGTGCCACGTCTGCTCGTCACGCGTCAGCTTTCGTGCGCTCGGCGGCTTACTCCCATCCTTCACCTCAAAAGTGAACCAGCGCATGTCGCGGCCGACCAACAAATCCGGACAGCCTTTCCCAACATTTGCCAGCGATTGGACAAAGCAGTCAGCAGCGCGCAGGGCTTCCACGATCTCGGTTTGGTTTGCGTCTGTCTTTGCGTATCGCATTTACAGCTCCCACTTCTTGCCACGACCAATTGCCACAATTCGCCACGCGGAAAAGGCCGATACCGCGCCAGTCAAAGCCGCATCAAAATAGCGCCCATCAGAGTCAAAACTCAACATCAATGGAACTCCTATGATCACGCTGATTGCATACATCAAGACTGCGTTCCTGCCTTCGTAAATGTGAAACATCACTCTTCCCCTTTCCACCATTCATCCCGCCCAATCGCATCAATCGCATCGCCCAGCTTCACCAGCCCGTAAGCCATGCCGAGAGCGAGGAGGATTGCGAGCGCGGCGGTCATTTGTTCGCGCCTCGGTACGGCGCCGCTTCCCACTCCCGCCTGAACTGCCATTTCCCCTTTGTGCTGCATATCGTCGTCTCTGTTGCGATGCGATTGGCAAGATGCAGTAGGAGTCTTGCGAGGCGATTTCTCATTTGCTGTCCTCGATCGTGTAGTGCTTTGGCGATTTATCGCCGTGCTTGTCCAGAATCACGCCAGCAGCACAGTTCAGGCCGGGATAGAACGGCTTAGAGCGAGGAGGACGGTCGTCGGTGCACACTCCCTGCATTTGCGCGTCACGCCACACAGCAAGAGATGCCATCGCCTTGGCAATGTGCGACATGCCGGAATCAGGGTCGATGTCCTCCCCCTCCCAATACGCGATCAGGTGACGCATGGTGGCATCGAAATAGACACTGGAGCGCACCCCAACGCCTCTGAAGTTGTGCCGACCGTACTTACTCGCCCCCTCAAGCATCGCCACTCCGAGTTCGGCAACTACGCCCATAGGCACGACTGAAAGCGGAGCTTTGCGAATGCCTATTGCATCTTTCGGATTCGTCTGCTTCGTTTCTGCGCCGTCGATTCGACGCTCGACGCGCTCATATAAAAATGTCATTTCCTCGTCATCCTATAGTTGAAGAACCGGCGCAACGCGTACGAACGAACCAGGCTAATCAATGTGAACCAAAGGGTGATGTAAATATCGACGGATAGCGGAACGTGAATTCCGTACATCGGGAAAATCGCCAATTGGCTAACCAAGGCCACGCCGAACCCGACTGCAATGTTCAAGCACGACTCCATGAACGAACTCCACCTTGTCTGCCCCATCACGCCTCCCCTATCAGCTTTTCCACCAACAAATCCTTGATACGCTCCCGATGCCCCTCATCGCCAAAGCCGCCCATCGACTCAATCAGTTGCATGATGTTCCGTACGCAGCAGACCTCGCATGAGAAGTCGGCCGCACGGCTTCCACTGTTCTGCGCTGTTATGCAGGATGGGCAGCAGATGGATGATGGGATGTCGGGCATGACTATTTGCCTCTTGTCGGCTTGACCCAAGCCCCATCACGGCACCTTCCACCAACGAAGATGAAAACGTCGATTACCGACAAACCGCCGCGCGCTTCACACTGACTGCGCACGGACTCAATTTGCCAGTCCTCAACCTGTGAGCTACACCCAATAAGAAGCGAAGCCAAGACAAAAGGTAAAATCCGCTTCATCCCTCACCTCCCCACAAAAAACCACACACAAGCCCCAAACATCGCCACCACACCTATCGTCCATATCGCAATCAGAAATATGGCCGTGGCGGGATGCATATCAGGCAAACCCGAAGGTAGAACCCTCTCCCGTACCGCTCTTTGGCTGGTTCTTATGCATCTTGCGCAGTCGCTCAATCGACGCATCAAGTCCAAATCCAAAGCACTGTGTTAATACGACCAGCTCGCGCAGATAGGCGATTGAAAACCCGTCTGTCTCTTTGACGTAACGCGTGACGGTCATTTCATCGATCTTGGGCATCTTGGCGACCAGATAGGCGCGGCGCGCTGCAGCTGTCGGCATCCCTATATATCGGATCGTGTCAAAGCGCGACGGGCGGTCAACAAAGCGCTTATCCAGCCGCTCGGGATAGTTTGTTGTCGCCACATAGACAACGTTCTGAAGTTGCGACTCTCCGTCAAGCAAGTTGAGATAGCCTGATTCGCCAAAGCGATCAATCAAGGCGTCAATATCCTCCATGATTGCTAGAATCTGGCGCTCCGGCTCAATCGTGCGGACCATATTCAAGCAGGCAGTTGCGCAGTCTGGTTGCTGGATCATGACGGCGATACCGTCGCCATCGGTCACGAACAATTTCAGCAACTGTTGAATCGTCACGGTCTTTCCTGAGCCGGGCGGCCCCCAAAGCAGAATCCCGCGCTTATACAGAAACCCAAACTCGTTGAACGTGGATTTAAGTTCCCTAAAATGGATAATCTCTTCCAGCAGGCGCTCACTTTCCGAATCAGGCAAATCAATCAGCGCGTCAATGTTGTTGGTCATCTTGCGCAGGTATGGGCCAAACTGACTTACTTCGCAGCTATACAACCCTACAGGCAATGTCGCGTGGCTTTCCCCAATCGCCGTATAGACATCATCGCTTGCCGCCCAACTTCTACGGCCAGCAAGGTTTGGCTTATACGGATCGGAGGGACTATCTTGCGCGTACGTTGGCGTCAATTCGCGTGCAGTGCTATTAACAATCTTGTTGGCACTAGTTCCAACCAAGCTTGCAAAATCCTTTTCCATTGCTTCTCCCTTTATGTATTAATTTTTGCTATCCGCACCGCCAGCGCACCCTTCATCATCGATAGCGCGGTATTGCTCCCCATTCGAAATCCGTACAGGCCTGCAGCAGTCATCAGTGCAAGCATGTCTTCGCCAGTCAACGTTCCGCTCAACTTGCTCAACGCCTCGCGGTTGTGAGCGTCGATGTCGGTTAGGATTTCTTCAGGGGTCATGATTGCTCCTATTGAATCGTCGGCGGCGTGTCGTCAAGCTCAATGCTCAACTCGACCGGCGCCAGCGCTTCTACTATCGTGAACTGCGCCTCTGCCATCGATCGCAGCGTCTCGGCCATCTCTAGCTGTGCATCGAGAAGCTTTTCTAGTAGGGCTAGTTGTTCGGGGGTCATAGCTTCACCTGATCTTGTGAATGGTTGTCCCGGTTATCCCGTTCGGCAGCTCCTGTTTCGGCTCAAGAAACGCGCCCGACTTTTTCCCGGTCACTTTTGCGTTTTCGACCTCGACCCTTGCACTGTTCACCATGACCTGCGACAGCTCTGAAATGCACTTCGCTTTCTCCACGCTCAGAGTTCCGCTTTTAACTCCCTCAAGCGCATCAAAAAGTACAGCTCGCAGGTCTTCAATCGTTTTGCTCATTTCTCCACCCTCCGGTTAATTTGCCGATTCAACGCCCCACGTAACTGGCAAAGTTCGGCAATCTCTTTCGGAAGACGATGCACGGTATTCCGGCGCATCAGTTCCGCTCTTGTAATGCACTCCAAGTTCTCGATCCGCACGTTCTCCCGATTCCCGTCCTTAAACACAACCGAATGCCCACGCGGAACCTTCCCGTTACGCCCCTCCCACAGAAGAACATGAACCATCACCCAATCAACCTTTTTCACGCCGGTATCTGCGACTTTCCGATACACATACCCATCGCGATCAGTGCGCTCAGAGCCGATCGGCCTCCATGTGTTTAGCGGCTTGTGTCCTGCCTTAAACCGTGTTTCGGCGCTACGCCCGCCCGCAACAAAGTTGGTTCCTTTGTTCCACGGCATCAGCCCCTTCTTAAATCGCGTCTTCTCCCCAGCTCCATCACCGCGGCGCAAACGGCATGCATCAGGAGAGGCAAGGTATTCATCGGACTTCTTCAGGCCGAGCGCAAGCGCCTTGTTGTAGACTTGGCGCTCAGTGCGGCGCAATTTGGCGGCAATCTTGGCTGTCTTCATATTCGGATAGTCGGCCCGCATGATCGACACTTCTTCGTCAGTCCAAAAACGCTTCATGCCTCCACCCTCATCCATTTCTGCAATTCCTTGGCCGGCAATCCCGTCAAATCGTGCAGCCGCAGCAGCATCGACGCACCGACCGGCACCTTCTTCTTGCGGATCTTGGCAATCGTTGTCCTGTCTACGCTAATGGCAATCGCAAGCTGTAAATCACTCTGTATGCGCATCATTTCTTGCACCTTGTTGATCAATCGGTTTGGCGAGTAACTTGGGTTGGATAGGTGGTTCATTTGCGATTCCAATCAAGATTCACCGCCTTCAGCTTCAAGCGTGCATATCGCGCTTTTGCAGCCTCGCTCAACTCCTTGCGAACCTTCACTGTTTGAACCAGGTGAAGTTCGCCGTCCTTCAAGTGACCGCGCTGTACTGGCTCAATCACTTCTTCACCTTTCGGAACATCACCAATTGATCGCGCCATAACAACCTCTTCGTAATAACGCCCTCGTCCGCTCTTTCGTACTGACTGCACTCTCTGCGGTAGAGGTAACTCACAAAAACACCATTTGCCGCATTCGGCTTGCATTGGCCGAGTCCTTCGTTCGCATGCTTGGGAAAGCCCTTTAAACCTAAGTGCCGGCATTCCAAGCAGCGGACGGTCATGCTTCCGCAACCTTTTTGGCTCGCCGCATGATTTCTTCGATATAACCCTCAAGCGCACTAGCTGCCAAGATCGGGCCGTCATGCCTTTTTAGTGGACGTCTTGTGGGGCGAGTTTCCGGGGTTGATCTATGCTCAAACAGCGTTGAATCGATCAGAAACTGATACTGCTCGCATGGCTCATCATTGAAGTGGCGGCGCTTGATTGCACTTAGAATTCCTTCCGATGTAGTCATGAAATATTTCTCAACGAGGTCCATGCGTTCCTCTTCCTCGTATTCGGTCCACGGCTCAATCGTTCTGTTGCATTCATGGCCCTCAATACGAAAAATCATCCATCCCTGCTTTGCAATTCTTGCGTCGCGCGCCTTATCCAGTTCGTGGTCGTGCCATGCTTTTCCGTCGCACTCAATACCTATCTTCAGAAACGGGCATCCAAAATCAAGGAAGTAGTTCAAAACCGGAATTTGAGGATAGAACGGCAATCCAAGCGATCGAATATCGCCCCACACTTGCCGCTCAATCGGGCTAAAGTCCCAATCCATGAAATACGGGTCTTGCCGCATGTCGCCTGTTTTCTCGTACTGATCCATCCATGCCGGCATGATTCGAGCGTACTCATTGCGGATCGCGAGATACTTATTGAAGTTGCTCATGCACGATCCCTCATCTGAATTACGTTTTGTTCGTACATCAATACTTCCTCTGCGATCTTTGCTTTTTGCGCGGACTCTGCTTCACGCTTAGCAATCAACTCGGACTCGCGCTTTTCGGCGGCCTTCGCCCATCCATCCTGTAGGGTCGCAAGCGCCGCCTTAACCTTTTTCAATCCTTCGGGGCAAGCGTCTTGTTTTTCGGCGCCAGCGCCTGAATAGTTCGGCAGCAGAGCCTGAACAGTCGGTGCTGCCAGCAATCCAGCAACATGCGCCCGCTCAATCGCCGCATCACGTTTCTTTGCGTCCCACCCAAGCGAGGCATTCCAAACAACGGGCTTTCCAGACAGGCGAGCAGCGGAAACGAGGCGGCTATACGCATCCTTAAAAGCCATGCGTGCCCCAACCTCATCAGGAAACACGGACGAGCAGATTGCAAAAGCCTCGGCACACTCTTCCGTCCATACAACCGTGTCTTCTTCGTCTCGGCTCGTAAGCGCGATGGCCCATGCTTCATCGTCTGTTGGTCTGCCGTCCATCAGTTTGCAGCGCTTCGAAATACCGGCCGGAACAGGGGGGAACTCGCCGTTTTCATCGCAATAAGCGGCGAACGCCATTCCGACAACTCGCAGCGGAAACGCCTTCAACATCTCCCACCAAGACGACAGCAAAGACGGCTCAGGAAGCGGCTTACCATATGCGCCCATTGCCTTGGTCAACATCTGCACAAATCGCTCTTTTTCGTGCTGCTCCATTACGCTGGCTCCATATCGATGGTGTTGTCGTCAGATCCGCCGTCACTCAGAAACTCCGCCGCAATCCTGGCGTTCATCTCATCAACCGACTCATCGGCTGGCTTAGCATCGCCGCCATCAAGCTCAATGAAGTGGTCGATGTGTTCAGCGTCGCGCAGGATCAACCCAAGGCCGTTGTACTTCGTCTTGCGGTCGTTCTTTCCCATGTTGAATGGCGACTTTGAACAACCGCGAATAGCTTTGCAAAGGTCTGCAGGGGAATAGTTTTCGAGCGACTTACGGATCAGTTTTTTGCGCTTGTCATCAAAAACAGACTTCGGTGAGTCCATCAGCTTTTGCCAGTACGCGAAAATTTCTGGAGCGGGGTCGGGCTGCTTTTGCCCGGCAAGCAGATCCCCTCCTTGATCCTTTCCTTGGTCTACTCCTTGATCCTTTCCTTGATCCTTTCCTGCGACGACATTTCGCGAATCCTCGCGAGAGTTCGAGAATGATGGAATTTTTGACTTGGATGGCTTATCAATCTTCTGATGAATCAACCAGTTACAGATTTCGATGTAGCTTTGACCGCCGTTTTTGTAGCGAACAATGCAGTGCTCGCGCTCAAGCTCATCAAGCCACCCATCAATAAGGGCTGGTGCGTCGTCGTCGTAAGGAAAAAGAAGACTCGCGAGCATTCGCGAATTTCCGCGAAGCCTCCCCTCGTCGTCGGCGATTGTCCAGAGTTCCAGGAAAGTCAGGCGGGCATCGCGTGAAACGTTGCCCATGCTTTCCGACTGCGGGAACTCTGGTTTTATTGATCTAATGCGGGCCATTTCCCTTATTCCCCAATCAATCCCTTAATCCGCAGCTTTTCCTGCGTCTTCGCAATGCCGGCCTCAAAGGCGGCATCCACGTCTTCTTTGCTCATTCCTGCGGGTCTTGGAGCGCGCCCATCAATCACGTCATGGCACGAACTGCAGCAGTATGCGGCGCGAGTGTCGGGCGCTTTTAGACCCATTCCTTTCCCGTCAACCAGGGAGTTCGAATGCGCAAGAACTGTTGTTTCGATGTTGTAGTTACAGACACCAAGCGGAAGATTCACGGTGCAATCTTCGCCCTTCGCGCTCGCGCGAATCGGCGTCGTCTTGTGACTGCGGCTCCGCAACCGCTTGCTTCCCGCCTTCAATGCAGCCTTATGGCGCTTGAGCGGGGATGAACGCTTGAATGTGCTGTTGTAGAGGCTCATTTCCCCTCCGGGAACTCAAGCATCACGCCATGCTTAATGAAGTGCTGCTGCATCGCTTCGAGGTACTTGGAAAGCTGTGCTGTGGTCATATGCGATGTAACCGGCAGATATTTCATTGCGGCCAGCTTTTGCTCATGCGTGAGCGACTTCTTGATTGCTGCGTCGTAGAACTCGCGGAACTCTTCATCCTCAGCACGCATCAGAGGAACGCCGAAATACAGCTTGCAAAAGCATTTCCATCCCAATGCATCCTCTTCCGGCAGTTCACGGGAAAGCTGTTCATACCAAACATGAGAGATTGCGTTCTGGTCCAGTGAGCGATCCTTGCCAGTCTTGACGTTCAGGCGCAGGAATTTGTGCTTGCCGAACATCTCCCGCAGTTCGCCAAAAACGCGTTGCAATGAATCTGTGCTGTTGATAACAATCGCGCTCATGTCTTAACTTTCTTGATACAAATCAGATTGCCATTTACCTAACACTGCAAACTGCGAATGCTGGAGAATCCTTTGCTCATTTCGCTTGCCAGCATTTTTCGCAGCCGCCGTAACGCTTCAAATCCTTTTCCGTCACTGTTTTGCCGCATGCGCACTGCTTGCGGCGGTGATCGAGCCAGAGCTGCCCACGCGTTGCGGCGCGATAGCTTTCAGTGGATTGCGGGATTGCTTGATGTGCTGCGTTGTTCATGCGAGTTCCAATTGCGGTTCTTCTGCCATCGCTTCTACCTTGATGCGATGCGGGATGATGTGAATATTCGTGTGTTTGCACTGACGGCGAGGCGCGCGTTCGACTACCTTGAATTTGTCGCGCAGCTCGTTGATGCGGCCGCTGATTGTTGACGGCAGCAGGCCGGTGAGATCCGACAGCTCGCGAAAGCTATAGTCCATGCCAACCTGCATCGCGCTCAGAATCAAGTCGTATTGACGCTGCTTCTTGTCTTGGACGACGCCGTAGTAGCAAGCGACGCTCGTGCTGGCAGCATTGGTTTTCATGCCAGCACCCCGCGCAATGCAGGCTCCGCAACCGTGCTAGTCGTCACAAACGAGATTTCACGGATAGGCTCACGGCGCGGCGCATTCGTGAAACTAAACTTGCCCGACCAGGATTTCTGCATCAGCGACAGGTCACGCGGCGGGACGATCTCCGGAACGTATTCCTCTTTCGGCTGCTCATCGCTCTTGGCGAGAAATTCCTTCACGGCGTCTGTCAGATCCCACACGCCTTTTTGATACTTCAGCACTCCCATTTCCTGCTCCCCTCTTAATGCAGCGCGTACGGCGTCGTAGCCAAGGCCGGAAAGCTTCGCCAGTACGTCAACCAGCGACAAAGCGCCATGCTTTTGGATAACCTTCAGAACGCGGTCGCGATTGGTGTCAGGTGGCGGAAACTTAATCTCGTTGAGATCGCTCATGCTCATCCCCTATTTAATGCGCCAGATGCGAATGAATGCCCCACACTTCTTGGAGCGAAAAATTTTGTTTTGCCGGATTCCGTAATTGAAGGCAGAAAGCCGTGCCGCATTTGCTTGATCCAGCGGAACCCAAATCGCAGGGCCACCGACTTCCAGACGATCGACCGGCCATTTCAATTGAGCGCCGATCTTGTTCGGCACATATTCCGGTTCAGGCATCGGAGCAAAGGCACAGATTGCGTCTCGCATGGTTCGCCTCCTAGGCAAGCACTGAAGCAACTGTCATGAACAGGCACGCGAAAGACAGCCAGAAAACGACGCGTGCGACGGGGTTGATCATGCTGACTTCCCGATCAGCAGGGAGCGCAACAGGCGGTTTTCCTCTTCAGCCTTAACGCGCAGCTCCCGCTCTGCCTCGGCGCGGCGTTCGGCTTCGGACTTAATCATCATTAGCGTGCAGCCAATCTGAAACGCCAGCCATTCGAGATAAATAGTGTTTCCAACCACGTCGCAGAACTTCGCGACCAGATCGCCTTGCAGCGTTGCCTTGCCCTTCTTGATGTTGCTGAAGTAGCCAGCGTCAATGTCCAGAGCAAGGTAAATTTCCTTGTCTTCCAGCCCCGACACGTTGCACGCCAAGCTGAATGCGGCGGCACTTGTCCGCTGCGTGCGGATCGTTTCAATCGTGACCGCTGCCTTTTGCGCGGGCCTTGCAAGAGCTAGTTCGAATTGGTCTTTTTGCATGGTCTTCAAAACATTTGAACTGACTTGTGTACCCTGTTTGGGCAAATAAAAAGGAAACTGTCTACATCGCAACGTCACAAACAAACGCTATGAAACAGTTCCCTCAACTTCAAACTTCTCTGCGCTGCATCAATCTTCTTGCTCAGGGTAAAAAAATCGGCGGTCACATTTCCGCGACCGCCGCAAGCCCTGGTTTAACTCTTGTTGTCCGTGGGGCGACGCTTTTTGCCAGAGGCAATACTGTTTTTGCGCCGGTCGTCGAAAACGTCGGGACGAATAGCCCGCAAGAACTTGAGCTGACTCTTTGGAATCCCTGTTTCTTTTTTCCACTGGGAGACAGCGCCAGGCGTTACCTCGCACAGTTCGGCTGTGGCGGCAGTTCCCCCAAGCCTCTCGATGATGGTGATTGCTAATGTTTGAGCGTCCATATGTCTCTTACTTTAGCGCACTAAAGTCAAAAGCGCAAGCACGCTAAAGCAACTTTTGTTTAGAGTGCTAAAAATATGAAAACAACTCCGCTCGGCGAGCGCCTAAAAGAAGTAATGAAGGAACTGCAGATAGAATCGCCAAAGGACTTGGCGACGTTCTGCGATGTTTCTGAGGGGCTTGTGTCGCAATGGTTTTCCGGAACGACAAAGCTAGGGGCCAAGCCGCTTATCGCCATGTCGAGAACGCATTTCAGCCTTGACTGGATCGTTGACGGGAAGCAACCTAAATATAGGCGGGATTACAAAAAACCACAGCCACAACATATGCAATTGGCAGCAAACCAGGACGACGAAACCCCAAGCCCGGAGACTTACGCTAAGTTGATAATGTTATTTGGGAATGCATCAAAAATCGTACGGAAGGAAGTGTTACGATCCCTCGACAAGGCGGTTAAGGCTAGGCCTACTGATAAGAGCGGGGTTGGAGGCGACTAGCCGCAATCTTGGTCGAGATTCGTCAATTTCTCTAGCGCAATCGCAGATAGCATCTAAGTAGAAATCCTGCTGCTCGCCCCCAAGCTTGCGAAATGCAATGACTAACGCCTCTTCCCTTTGGTTCTTCATGTCTCCCCCGCAGTCATGGATATGAGGCCATACCCATTCAGAATAGTTTCAGTTAAGAAATATAACTTTTGGCTTGCGGTTCTGAATCTGTTGACCACGACCAAGCGGAGAGCAAGCACTGTATGTATACACAGTATATTGCATCAGGGAATGATGGGCAAACCCATAAACATGGTAAGAGTTAGGGGAAATAATTGATCTTGGACAAGTAATTCTAAGTAGATGCATTCCCGCCATCTGTGGTTGGGATGGAATTACCATAGATATGGTATTTCTCCAAGACAATGATTAATGTCAAATGTGCTGTGGGCGAAGTCCTTCGATGATGGACAGGCCAAATTATTTAAACTTGGAGGGGAAATGAAGTCCGCAAAAAAAATGACTATAGCAACGCTCTTGGCATTTTCTCTTCTACAGCCGGCTGTTAGCCATGCTTGGTTCTTTTTTTTCGTTCCACTTGGACTATTCTCGCAGAATGATAAAAAAGCTATCGATGAGATGGAGAGCAAGCAGGACTGGAAAGGATTGCTTGAGCTATCAGAGGCTAGGTTAAAAACAGATGAAAAGAATCCAGACTGGATGCATATAAATGGATTTGCTTTGCAGAAACTCAATCGCTGCCGGGAGGCGGTGCCAAAATTTGAAAAAGCTCTAGAACTCAAGCCAGACTATGTTGAGGCCCATTTAAACTTGGGCGCATGCCTGGTTGAAGTTGGTGATTACGATAGAGTAATTGCTACTCAGACAACGCTAATTGAGAGGGCGCCTGACCGTTGGCAGCCATATTTTAACGTCGCACTATCCTATGTTAGAAAAGGAGATCCAGTCAGGGCGCGTGCTTATCTTGAGCAGCTTAAGTCAAGAAATATGGTGTGGGCAGAGAAGCTAGAGACTCTTCATATCCAGCCACTGGAGGCGCGCATTGAGCGAGATAAAGTTGCCGCACAAGAGCGTGAAAGAGAAGAAAGCGCACGCGCCGAACGCGAGCTACTTACTCGTCAAGAGAGTCAGGCTGATACCGGGCGCGTAAAACAAGCAAGCATGTCAATCGAGCAGCAACTTTCTGAACTTAAGCAACTGTATTCCAAGGGGTTGCTCTCAAAAGACGTGTATTCGGCGCGTCAAAAAGAAATCCTTACTGCTAAATAGTGCACTCCCGATCATCGGCGCTAGAGCGGAGGCAGTGCGCACGGAGAAGGCGGTAAGCAGGAAGAAAAGAATAAGAATGGCAATCAAAATCCACCCGGGTCTTGGAGCAATCGTCATCTGTGACTTCACAGGCTTAAATGAACCCGAGATGACAAAGCGCAGGCTGGCTGTAATCGTTACGCCTTTCATGCGCATGCGTCCCATGCTATGCACCGTTGTGCCCCTCAGCACAACAGCTCCTTTGCCACAGCGGGACTATAACTGCGCCTTGCAAGTCGATCCGCCGCTTCCGGAGCCGTACGACTCACCGCTGCAATGGGTCAAGGGAGACATGGTTTATACCGTGTCACTCGATAGAATTTCCCTTCCCTTTAACGGAAAACTTGAGAATGGGAAGCGGGTTTATGACGTACGAACATTGACTCAGGATGAGATGACTAGGGTTCGGCGGTGCATGCTATTTGGCCTTGGCATGCCACATTTGACCTCGCACCTTTGATCGTATATAGTTGATTTGTATCGAGCTCTGCGAAAGCATCTCGGATCAAGTCCCCTTCGGGGGCCGTCATGCAGCGGAGATTGCAATCCAGCATGGCGTCTATACCGGGGCCGTCAGAAATGATGGCCCTTTGCTTTTCAACCCTCCCCTAGCGGAGGGTTTTTCATTTCCGGCCTCGCCTAAATATCCCACCCAACCGGCCCCGAGCCGGTTTTTTGTTGCCTAAATAAAGCCGGATAAAAATATTTACTTTAGTCCGCTAATTTTGCTTGCGCCTTTTACTTTAGCCTGCTAAAGTTCTTCCATACCGCAACACATCGCAAACAGGGAGAGAGCAAATGGCGAAGGCCAGCAAAAAGAAATCTGCCGAGCAAGAAGAGTCGATCATTTCCTATAAGGGATTCGACGCGCGCATGCAATGCCGTGGCTATCAGTTCGAGATCGGCAAAGAGTACGTGCACGATGGCGAAGTGGAGGCATGTGCAGGCGGATTCCACGCTTGTGAGTATCCGCTTGACGTATTCAATTATTACGCGCCAGGTAGCAGCAAGTTTGCTCTCGTAGAGCAACGCGGCGATCTCTCGCGACATGACGAAGACAGCAAGGTTGCTAGTCGCTCTATTAGCATCAAGGCTGAGATCAGCATTCCCGCGTTGATTACGGCAGCATTCGAGTTCGTTAGGAGCCGCTGCGAGCCAGCAACTTCAGAACATGCTACTGGCAACAGTTCGGCATCGTCCGCTACTGGCGACAGGTCGGCATCGTCCGCTACTGGCGACAGGTCGGCATCGTCCGCTACTGGCAACAGTTCGGCATCGTCCGCTACTGGCTACAGTTCGGCATCGTCCGCTACTGGCTACAGGTCGGCATCGTCCGCTACTGGCAACAGTTCGGCATCGTCCGCTACTGGCTACAGTTCGGCATCGTCCGCTACTGGCGACAGGTCGGCATCGTCCGCTACTGGCAACAGTTCGGCATCGTCCGCTACTGGCAACAGTTCGGCATCGTCCGCTACTGGCTACAGTTCGGCATCGTCCGCTACTGGCGACAGGTCGGCATCGTCCGCTACTGGCAACAGTTCGGCATCGTCCGCTACTGGCGACAGTTCGGCATCGTCCGCTACTGGCTACAGTTCGGCATCGTCCGCTACTGGCGACAGGTCGGCATCGTCCGCTACTGGCTACAGGTCGGCATCGTCCGCTACTGGCAACAGTTCGGCATCGTCCGCTACTGGCTACAGTTCGGCATCGTCCGCTACTGGCGACAGGTCGGCATCGTCCGCTACTGGCAACAGTTCGGCATCGTCCGCTACTGGCAACAGTTCGGCATCGTCCGCTACTGGCTACAGTTCGGCATCGTCCGCTACTGGCGACAGGTCGGCATCGTCCGCTACTGGCAACAGTTCGGCATCGTCCGCTACTGGCGACAGTTCGGCATCGTCCGCTACTGGCGACAGTTCGGCATCGTCCGCTACTGGCAACAGTTCGGCATCGTCCGCTACTGGCGACAGTTCGGCATCGTCCGCTACTGGCTACAGGTCGGCATCGTCCGCTACTGGCAACAGGTCGGCCAGCCTTACAACTGGATGGTGTTCAAGCAGCGAAATCAAGCCCGATCTAACCGGGAAATCTCTTCACGCGGTCGCGATTGCCGTAGGCGGCGCAAGTAAAGCGCGTGCTCCAGCCGGAAGCGCAATCACTCTCTGCTATCGCAATGATGATGGTGAACTGATCCATATCCGCTCCAGCAAGGTTGGCGACAACGGAATCAAGCCAGACACATGGTATAGCCTGAATGAATCCTGTGAATTTGTGGAGGCGCAAACATGGCCGCAGTCGTGACTCCATCACTGGCATTCCGCAACGCCCATGAGTACGAGGCTCAATTGTGCGACGAAGCGGATCGCACAGTCATGGATGAGGAATGGTCTTCTCCTGCCCCGCTGCTGGTCAATGAATCCGAACTTGACGACATGGCAGCGAAGATTGCAGGGACAGGCTTTTTCGATGACGAACTAGGCCAGCAGAAGAAGGCAAGCAAGCTCCTGCAAGCCTGTGCGATTGACTACATGGACGATCCGATGCGCTTGCCGGGATACGTATTCAACGCGTTTGTAGACGAGCTGACAGCGATCACGAAGCTGGCGAAGTACGGGAAAAGATAGTTCAACCAGGTGCGCCCTGCGCCGTCTTGCCCACGAAACGAGGGGCAAGACACAAGGCGGCTCTTACTTATCAACCTCGGTTGAGACAGTGAACAGATGCGGAACATTTGAGAGCTGCCTTGTGTGTTGTAGGCACCTCGGAGAGACGAGGGCTAACACGCATGCGGATTGGATGAGCGCAGCGGAGCGCAAGTAAGCGTCCTTGGCGGTGAATGCCGGATTCGATACCGGCGCGCTTATGTCCGATAGTCCAGTCCGCAGTCGTGTTGGCAACCGCATGAACGGAACTGTCCGGCTAGTACCCGGACCGGAAGAAGTGACAACTGCATGGTTCGCCCAGCTTAGAGATTGCGCTCAATCACGAGAGAGCGAAGTTAGCCCGGTTGCCAACAACCGAATTCAAACACTTGGGAGGGTGGAAATGGAAGCGAAACAAGTCGAAATTGATCGCGTTGGAAATAGCTTTTGGCACGTCAACTGCAAAAACCATCTTGGCGGCGTCATGAAAGAAGTTAGTAGCGATGAGAACGGCTCGCTCATTAAGTGCCTACATTGTGGGGCGAAGGCTTGCTATCCAGTCGGAAGAGTTGGGCGAGTGTTAGCTGATGAGTATTTTGACTGGATAAGCCTTAACGACAGGCTTCCTTCGCACGGGCAACTTATCCGCGCTCGTTCCGATAACGGCGAATGGAACGAGCGCTTTAATAGCAATGAGCCACTTGGATTTATGACTGAGTGGCGTCCATTGGATGAATCGAATGGCAGATCCTGACATGACCCGCACCTTCGCCCTTCTCGCCCTGCTCGCTGCTGTTCTGTGGACGGTCAGCGACAGGCTTGCAAATGTGGTTGTTCTCTTCTGGAGGATTTGATGACAACTAGACTCGAATACTTGTGCCTTGCCGCTGTGTTCATTCTGTGCGGATCGTCGGACTGGATTGCTAGTGCTGTGGCCGGGGTGGCGGCATGAAACAGCTTCGTGAAATCCACGTTCGGGCAATCGACCTTGAAGAACTTGGCGTAGTTATCTGCAATCACGGATATGTTGAAGACGCAGAACTGCGCAAGCAATACAAGCATAACGCTCGCCTTATCGTAACCGCGCATGATCTACTCGAATCGCTGCAAGTCATGAGGGCGCTTGTTCGCATTAAATACGGGAACTTGTATCCCGATGTGAACGTAGAGATTGAAAAGGCAGACGCCGCCATTCGCAAAGCCCTAGGAGAAGAAGAATGACCGCCCGCGCCCTTCTTTCGCTGTCGCTCTATCCGCTGCTGAAGCTGTTCCGCCGCTGGATGTTGCGCCGAAAGCTGACCGCCATCCGCATGCACCTGGATCACATCCGGAAGCAGCGCGAGAACGATTTTCACGTCGAGCGTGTTCTGCAGGGGCGGGAAGCGGTTTTGCAGTCTGACTTGAGGATGTTATGAGCGACTACCGGCAGCAGCAAGAACAGGAAGAACAGCAACTTTGGGAGATTGAACATGAGCGTATATCAAAAATTGCAGCAAGCCCGGATCAAGCTTCAAGGAACGGAGTTGAAGAAATCGGGCAACAACAAGTTCGCCGGGTATCAGTACTTCGAGCTTGGCGACTTTTTGCCAGCGGTGCAGGGCATTTTTAGCGACCTCGGCTTGTGTGGTGTGATGTCTTTCACTGCCGACCTTGCAACGCTGCGTATCGTGGACATCGAGACGAAAGACGAGATTTCTTTCACCTCCCCGATGGGTTCCGCTGCGCTCAAGGGATGCCACGAAGTGCAGAACATCGGCGCGGTCGAGACGTATCAGCGTCGTTATCTGTGGGTCACGGCAATGGAAATCGTTGAGCATGACGCGCTTGACGCTGTCACTGGCGACGGCCAAACAGGAAGCGCCAAGGAAGCTACAAGACAAGCGCCGCGCTCAGTTCCGCAGGTAGCACAAACAGGCTTGAAGGATTCCGAAATCGAAGACATCAAGATTGCCATGCGCGAATGCGGCGATCTGGACGCACTGAAAGCAATGTGGGCGGCAGCGTACAAGAAGGCCAATGATGCACAACGCACAGTTCTGAAGCCCGAATACGAAAAGCAACGCGACTATCTCACCACAAGGAAAGCAGCATGAACAAGATCACCGCAACAGGCCGCGTTGTAGCTGACGCAGAGGTTCGATTCACTCCGAGTGGAGACGCAATCGCCAACTTCCGTCTTGCTTCCGATGTTGGCTACGGCGACAAAAAAACGACCAACTGGTTTAACTGCCAGATTTGGGGTAAGCGCGGTGAGGCACTTGCGCCGCATCTTACTAAGGGCCAGCAAGTGACCGCATTTGGAACGCTGGTGCTGCGCGAATGGACGAACAAAGAAGGCGTAAAGCAACTCAGCCCTGATATTCGCATTGACGAAATCGAACTGCAAGGCGGGAAGCGCGAGGAATCGTAAGCCAAGCCGCAACAGCAGCGCCAGCAGTATTCCACGCCGGATAACTTCGTTTCCGATGATGTGCCTTTTTGATCGGAGCCTGACATGACAGCAATCTCTCTTTTCAAAGCCGCTGACGAACTCGCTCCCCTGCTCGATCAGATCGACGATGACGGCTGCATTTCGCCCGAACTGGAGACGGCCCTTGCTCAGTTTGAGGGCAAGGGACTGAGCGTGACGGCCTACATCCTGAACTGCGAGAAGACAGCGCAGATGATCCACGATGCCGCCGAAGCGATGGATAAGCGCGCCGTGCCACTGGAGAACCGTGCAAAGCGTCTGCGCCAGTACCTTGCCGATCAGATGAAGCGCACCGGCACGACTGAACTTAGCTGCCCCGAGTTCAGCGCGAAGCTGTACGTTGAACGCGACGCAAAGGTTGACGTGTTCGACGAGAAGCAGATTCCTCTGCAGTACATGCGTCTTCCCGAACCGAAGCCGCCCGTTGCCGCGCCTGACAAGAAAGCGATCGCCGACGCAATCAAGAAAGGCGAGGACGTGCCAGGAGCGCGGATTGTGAAGTCTGATCGGCTTGTTATCGCTTAACCCCTACCCCACTAACGGAATAGAGTACATGGACAAGTTCAAATACAAGGGTAAAGCCGAAATTCGCCATCTGAACGTGCGCAAGGAAGGCCCGGACGACGACAAGGTTCTGGCGATCGACATCAAGTTCCAGTGCGTGACCAGCGCAGATATGTTTGATTTCTTCCACGAAGGTATCAAGGAAGTGCTCTTCACCGATGCTGGCGCCGTCAAGAACCTGATGCTCAAGCCGCTCCAGTTCCACAACGCGGTGATGAACTGCGACCTCGAAATCCTCGGACAGCGCTATGGCGGCATCGAGGTAGGAAAGTTCCAGCTCGAACCGAAGGACGGCAACCAGGTGACGATGCAATTCTCAATCAGTCTGCAACCTTCAGGCGATGAAGTAGCGCGCATTTCCGAGTTCGTCATGGACGAGATCGACATCAGCGTCGATCCGCAACCTGAGCTTGATTTTGGTGGCGAGAAAGCACCGTCTGAAAAGCCGTCTCCGGGCTTCAGTGATGGCGACTTTGACCCGCTCTATGAGCAGGCCGTTGAGATCGTGAAGAAGAACCGCCGCGCATCAATCTCGCTAGTGCAGCGCCATCTGCACATCGGATACAACCGCGCTGCGCGCCTGGTTGAATTGATGGAGCAGAGCGGAGTCGTCAGCGCAGAGAATGGAAACGGCTCGCGGGAAGTTCTGAAAGCCGCCTAACAATCCCCTCCCCGCTGGAAGGGGCTACTAGATAGAGGAAGAGAGGGACACGACATCATGACCGATACCAAACTTGAGCCGGAACTGCCGAAGTTGCCAAAACAAGATATTACTTTTGCTGACCATTCGTATCCAGCATTCAGCGCAAAAGCAATGCAATCCTACGCCCTTGCCGCCCTCTCGCAAGCAGCGCAGCCGGGGCCGGAGCTTGCAAAAGACTGCACGATTGAAACGTTCGATACGACGACAGTTGATGGCTATATCCGGCATCTGACGTGGGCAGTATGGCGCGACCACTACGCGGAAACCTCGCCGGATTTCGGGCTTTTGCCTGACACCATCGGCGCGCTGACACAACTCGACAACATGCTTACAGGGTGGACGCTTGAGAAAGACGACGCTATCCGCGCCCTTGCCGCCATCGCCGCCGACCGGAACAAACGCGCTCCGGTGGGGAGCCTGACGGATGACGATCTTCTGCGAATCGCTGATGGCCAAGTGCTCGGTGTGTTTGACGATGCGACTGGAGAATTTCGCGTGTATTTGCAGCCAGGGACAGACATTGCGCACGTTGTTATTGCCTTCGCCCGCGCTCTTCTCTCTTCCGTAGCGCCGAGAGTGCCGGAATGGATCAGCGTGAAGGATCGGCTGCCGGATCTTCATCAGGCTGTTGCTCTGGTTGATGTCGAACGCTGGAGGAATACAGGCGCAGATTTCGAAATCAACCATCATGCAGTCGGCTATCTCTCTTGGTCTGGATACTCCCGCTATTGGTCCTGCTTTGGCGAGTCTCGCGGCCAAGTGCTTGAAGCATTCACCCACTGGTTGCCGCTTCCAGCCGCCCCGCAACCGACACAGGAGTAAGACATGAGAAAAGTTATCGATGAAATCGCAGCAGAGCGTGAGCGCCAAGTTCGCGCCGAAGGCTGGACGGAAAAACATGACGACGAACACGATGACCGCAGTTTGGCACAAGCGGCACGGTGCTACATCGAACATTATGTTGGACGAGCATGGCTACTGGACGATCCTGATGGAGGCATTGCAAGGTATGCAGAAGATGAAATGCCATATGAATGGCCGGACAGTTGGGCTGAGCATTGGTGGAAGCCGAAGAACCCGCGCCGCGATCTTGTCCGCGCTGCCGCTCTGATAGTTGCTGAGATTGAGCGCATTGACAGAGCATCACCGCAACCGACACAGGAGGGGTGATGTCTTGCGAATACGTTAGAGATTACTACGGAGTCCCCGCTGCAATTGGCAGGCGGGTTGTGGTGAGCGGCAAGCCTGGAATCATCGCAGAGGATCGGGGCCATTACATCGGCGTCAATTTCGATGCTGACAAGCCCGGAGTTGTCTTCAACTGCCACCCGACCAGCAACGTCGAATATGGCGATATGGGGAAGGTGCGCAAGCCAAGCCGCCATCAGGCCCGGTACATGCGCTTTCTTGAGTATGGCGATGGGTTTGACTCGTTCATTGATTTTTGCCGATGGGATGCCGCGCCAGAGCGGAGCTGGAATATGGGAGGTAGACATGAATAACACCGATCAGCTGAAGGTAGCGATTGAAGCGTTGAAAGAAAAATTCAATCAGATAGCCAATGCTCGCGTGGCTAAGTGGGAACGCCTTGGAAACGGAGGAATGATCGAACGCGCCAAAGCCGATGCAGTTACTTCGTACGGGATACTTTGCGATGCCATCGATTCGCTTTCCACCGCCGCACAGAGCGCAGGGAAGGATAGTGCCTCTCTCGCCAAGGTGGAGGTGGAGCAGGAGCCGGTAGCGTGGAGATATAAGACACCTATCTGCGACAACAATGGCCGGTGTGTTGGGTACGGCGATTGGATTGTCACAAGCAAGCAAGATTTCCTTGATTGGTGGCCGCATGAACCGCTTCCCGCCGCACCGCAAGCGCAGCAAGAGGCGGGGAAGGATGCGGAACGTCGAGAGGCAAGGGAGGCCCATTACTGGCGTAAATACCTTGTGTACAAACTAGGTAAAGACGGACATTTGTCTTGTCAACACTTAATCAATTTCCTCGACACGCAGCCAAGCAGTCCGCCCACATACAACGCCGCCCTGCAAGCATCGCCCGCCCCCGCACAGCATCAGCACTCATCCTCGCGCATCGGTAGCGACAAGGGGCCGTGCAACTGTGGCGCGGATAGGACGGATGCTGCGGGCGCTGGCGGTCAGACAAACAATGAATGCCCGGCTTGCCCTGTCGAGGTTCGTGATCTGTTCGCTGTGGCGCACAACATCATCGTGCGCATGCCCTCCATCGCAGAAGGCGACCTGAAGCGCGCGGTGGAGAAGATGCAACCGCTGATAGACCGGCATTTTGCGAATCCGGAACATTCACACCCGCGCGGCATGGACATGATTGAGCCGCTGACCGAGACACAGCTGGATCACATCGCGCGATCCTATTTCGCCGAGGAAGATGACCAACAGCATGTCAAGAACGCGATCCACGATGCGTTCATTGAAGCAGCCAAGCCCGCTGCCACCAGCGCAGCACATCAGGAAGGCAATCTCGCCACACAAGGGAGGGAATGATGAAGGAATTTGATATTGATGGCTATTTGTCTGCCATGACAGATAGCGAACTGGTTGATGCATTCAAGCAGGCGGAATCCGATCTCGCTGAAGCTGCCGCTCAGAAGCCGAATTCAGACCGGCATCAGGAGTGCTTTGCTGGACTCATCGTGTTCTGTGCTGAACTACAGAAGCGCGGACTTACTGTCCATAATCCGCATTGAAGGGAGGGAAGGATGAGCAAAGCAAGATTTACCGACGATCAGCTGCGAAGTTCTGGTTTGCAAGTGAATGCGCCCGCCGGTGGTCATCATTTCATGACATTGGGAGAGGTGATTGAATTCACAACGATGCCGCGATCAACGCTTTACTACCAGATAGAGCACGGGAGGTTCCCCAAAGCAGTAAGGATTGGAGCCAGAAAGGTCGCTTGGAAGCGTGCCGATGTTATGGCTTGGTTTGAATCACTATCGGTTTCATGATTTGCAAAGGTCCGCAAGCAGCATGAAATCCACAGCAGAGCGACGAGAAAGGGATAGGAAATGAGCTATCTTCCAAAGATAACAAGCGGACAGTCTTGGTGCTGTAGTAAGGGATGTGGCGAATGCAAACCAAAGGAATCGTTCATCGAATATTCACGTACTGAGCATCCGAATGGCGACATTGAATCGAAGTCACAGCGTGTGTTCGTCAGTGATTGCTGCCATGGGGGCCTGATGCTATGGGATGAGGACAAGCAGGACTTCGTTGAGTGGTCATACACCGATTGTGCCGCATGAAACAAGCAGTCAAGAAGGTAATCGCCGTCTCTCGGCGGGCGTGGAATGTGAAGGGGTAGAGAATGAGCGTCAGAACAGTTATCGAGATCAATCACGACTACATAAAAGGTATGGACGCTGAAGACTGGGAGGACATCAAGCGTTATGTTTTGGCGTCATACACTGGCAGCCAGCACCACTACCGCGAGGTTTCTGGTATCCGCGTTCTTGGATCGCGACATCACAGCGAAGTGCTGAAATTGGTTGTGAAGTAAGGAGAGATGATGAGCGCGGTATTTCTTGAAAGCTCAGAGATTGCCGAGTTGACTGGGCGTAAAATAAAGTCGAAGCAGATCGAAACTCTGCGGAAGATGGGCTTGCCATTCTGGATCAATGCTAGCGGAAAGCCGGTAGTGACACGCTCGGCAATTGAGGGAAAGAAGGAACTTCCACGCAAGAAGGAATGGGATCTTCCGGAATAGATCATGGGACGAAAGCCGACCAAGAATTTGAACTTGCCGCCTCAGATGCGCAGGCGGGAAAAGGCCAGCGGAAAGGTGTATTACTACTACGACACCGGGGAAAAGCCGCGCCGTGAAATTCCATTGGGAGGCGACTTTATTGCGGCCCTGCGGAAATACTCGGAACTGCACCAGATTGGAAGGCCGAACCGAGACATCGTGTTTGGCGATGTCATCAAGAAGTATCGCGCCGAAGTATTGCCGGCCCTGGCTGCAAACACGATTCGCGTCCAGAAGTCCGACCTGAAGTATTTGGAAAAGAACTTCGCTGATGCCCCGCTGGAGGCCGTAAAGCCCGGCCATGTTCACAAATTCCTTGCGAAGTACAAAGATAAGCCGACGACAGCAAATCGCTGCAAGCGTCTATTTTCGGCGATGTGGAATCGCGCGCGAGAATGGGAATACACCAACGCTCCCAATCCTGCTGCCGGCATCAAGGGGCATAAACTCGGGAAGCGTGATGTCTACATTGACGACGCCATTTTCAAGGCTGTATGGGAGGCTGGAAGCGAACCGCTAAGAGACGCAATGGACCTTGCCTACCTGACCGGGCAACGACCTGCCGATGCACTAAAGTTGACGGAGCACAACATCAAAGATGGACATCTTGTCATCAAGCAGGCGAAGACAAAGACGCCTCTTCGCATTACCGTCGTTGGTGAACTGGATACGCTCTTAAAACGAATTCGAGCACGAAAAGATGGCTACAAGATCCACGCAACCACTCTACTCGTCAACACTCAAGGAAAGGCGCTTACAAAGGCCGTGCTGCGGAATCACTTTGACGATGCGCGAGCAGATGCAGCAAAGAAACACCCCGAGTTAGCTGACGACATAAAGGCATTTTGGTTTTATGACCTACGCGCCAAGGCAGCCGACGATACGGCGGATATGCGCGGCGACGAGGCGGCAAGCAATCTTTTGGGGCATAGCGATGTCAAGACGACCAAGCGCCATTACCTGCGGAAAGGCCAGATCGTGGAGCCGACAAAATGATGCTAAGTGATATTTTTGCGGACCAAGAGTAAAATTGCGGACCACGACAAAAGATCGAAACCCGCATGGATAGTGGCCTGCCCAGCAGGAATCGAACCTGCGACCCTCAGCTTAGAAGGCTGAT